TATTCATGCTAGTTTTTGCTTTAGGTGCTTCACCTCTAAGTGTAGCTGTATTTGCAGCAACATTTTCACTAAGTAATTCAATAGCACCTTTTAGATCATCTGTAGATGTCTTCAAGTTAGTAAAAGGATCTTTAGTACTTGACATGATAGCTTCAAGTCTTGCTTTTAGATTTCCTTCACCATATTGAGTTACGGCAGCAGCAATCATATCGATGTCTACATTTTTACCACTAGCATACAGATTACCTAATCTATCTAGCTCATCTGCTAGTTTGACTGGCAATGCGCCTAGATCTGATATCTTACTAAACAAATCACTAAAGTTAGCACTTTTCTCAAATCCAGATCTGACAGCTCTATCTAAAGTACCATAAAGATTCTTATCCATTCCTAAATTAGGAAATGCAGTAGAAATCTTATCATACTTAGTCTTATTACTATCAAACCTAGATTGCTGAGCTTCGTACACACTAGTTAGTAAAGAAGAGTATGTTTTAGCATCTCTCTTAACTAATGCAAGAGCTTCATATAGAGACCTAGTAGATGCTGAAAGACCATCTTTATCAGATGCATTCTTCATCAATAAATCAATTCTAGCAGCTACATTACCCATCAATCCAAGAATACCATTAGATAGTCTAGCATATAAAGTATCATCAACAGAGAAATCAAAGATAGATTTAAAGCTATCAAAGTTCTCTTTTGTGTTCATGACAATTTTCTTATAAATTGCTAACTGTCTGTCAATATCTGCTAGTGCTTTTAAGTTTTCTTTAGCTGCTTGAAGTGTTAAAGGCTTAGCTTGATCTAGTTTAAGTAATGCGGACTTCTTGCTAAGCGCTAATAGTGAAGCACCATACTCATAGTTTGCTAAAGCAGCCTTATTAGTACTTGCACCTGCATCTGAAAATGCTTGAGTAATATCAGTACCAGTTGTAATAGTGTTAATACGTTTCTTAGCAACTTCATCTGCAATACTTGCAAGCTCTCTTACATTATCTATATACTTCTGAATTTCATCTTCACTGGCATCTGCTTTGATATCTAGATTAAGATTTTGCTTTTTCTTGGCAAGACCTAGTAATTCAGTAAGCTGTCCAGCACCATAAGCTACCATCTCATTGAAGTCACTAACGCCAATATCACTAAATGCAGAAGTTAAAGCCTCACCTACAAATGGACCAAGCAATTTAGTACGTTCAAGTTCAATATTAGCTTTTTCAATTTGAACAGTAAAGTCTCGCCAATTTTCAAGCGTATCACTCTTAAGAGCTCTATCTAATTCAAGATTTTCTATATTTTTAGAAGCATTTGCTAACTTTATAAATAAACCAGCTGAAGCACTACTTGATTTACCATCTAGGCCCATTCTACCGTAAATATTAGAGAAGTTACTAGGTAAAGCTGCGCGATAAACATCTGTTATTTGCTTAGCTTGCTTTTTAGCGTCTTGAATCTGACCTTGAATTCTCTTAGTATCTACAGGTGAATTAGTGCGTCTAGCTTCTGAAAGATCTTTATTATATTTTGCAATAGCTTTTCCAAGTGCTGCAAGCTTAGCAAGATCATCATCAGAAATTGAAAGAAGATCTCTACCTGTAATACCTTGATCTAACAAATCAATAACAGATTGTAAAGGTTGAATATCAAGTGTCTTTATAGACATCTTTAAATCTTCTATCTGCTGTCTCAAAGGTGCTTCTTTTGAGTAGTCGCCAGATCTTTTAAACATCTCTGCTTTTATTGATAGCTCTGCTATTTGATTAGCTATACCATCAATGGTGTCTAAACCAAATTGATCTACCATATCAATTACAGGAGAGCCAATAGATTCTACAATACCATAGATATACTTAGCATAACCTGCTTTATCGCCCTTAATACCTTCAAATATTTGTCTAGATATTGCATTACGGAAGTTATCTAAACCAGCTTCACCCATTATTTTAGCTGATACAATTCTATTATAGTCTTGTAATTGGCTAACATATGCCTCAAATGCTCTTGCAGTTTCTTCTTTACTACGCATAGACCAGAGTTGATTAATCTCAGGCATTGCGGGTTCTACAGCAGGTTTTTGAATATCTTCCTGTAACTGCTTTAATTGTTTAAAGTTTTCTACAATACCTTGAGCTTTTTCAGGACTCATAAATTTAGCAACATCAGGGATTTCAATACCTACATCTGTGAATGTAGATAATTGATATTGATAATCTTTTTGAACTTTCTTAGCTGCGTCTACACGTGCTTTAGCTTCTTCAATAGCAGAGTCTTTTATCTGAGTTAGACGTATTCTATTATTCTTATCATAGGCTTTACTTAATTGATTATCAATCTCTAGTAGATAATTATAAGTATTATCTAAGTAATCAGTAAGACTTGTATCAACATTTAAATCTTCAGTCTTAAAGTCTATCTTATACTTACTTAAATTTGTTGAAATATTGGCTATACTAGTTGTATATTTATTAGCTGCAGAAGCTGCTTCGTCTACTGCACCTTTCCATACATTTAATCTTTCAATATCTGAAAGAATATTAACAATATAGCCCTCAGCCGCTGAGGCTGTGGTCTTGGACTTACCACTATTGTTCTCATATATGGCACCATAGTATGTATTAAGCGTATCAAATAGAGAAGAATATAGTTGATTTATCTTAGCTGTCAATTGTGGGCTAAAATCCCCACCAGTCGACATTTTTTCTATTGAAGTTTCCATTGCTTTTTGGATCCGACCTTTAATGCCCCCATCTTTGAGCACATTATTATTTTCAGAACCCATTAATATTCCATTCAAATAATCATCATAGTTTACTTTTTCTGGTTTACTAAGTTTAAAAAGCTCATCTGCAGGGTTTATTTTGCCTATTCTAGTTAATAGTGTAGCAAACTTATCATAGTCTTTTGAAATACTAATCATACTTTCGTTAGTAGCTCTTGAAACCTGTCTAGAAGAAGCTTTTACATTATTTTGAATTTCGTGAAGATCTACTTCAACACCTGTCAGCTCATTTTCACTCCCTTTCAATAGACTTTCATTTAACTTTGAAATACTTTCTTTATAAGATTTCTTAGTATTTTCAGATAATATAGATTCCTTAATATTTCCAATATTATAAGCTATCTCAATACCTTTATATTTAGCGAAATCTAAAGCTCTTTTTGAAAGGCCTGTTTTTGTATCAGGTTTTTCTGATACAATTCCTGCAATATCTTTTAGCTTATCATAAATTGAAGATAGTTGAGTTAAGAAGTCATCCGACCAGTTAAACCAACCTGCTAATCCCATTCCTACATAGCCCACAGCAGTTGCTAAAGCTGCTATACTTCCTATCATTGCTGCAGTAAAAGCTTCTACCATTATAGTACCGAGATACTTTATAAGCGATCTGCCTATCATAAAACCAAGATAAGTGCCTATCATTATGCCAATTTCAGTATACTCGGACTGGTGCATTAATGCATTAGTAACAAAAGCACCTGCAAAAGCACCTGCAGCTATTGAACCGGCAAATACAAACAAACTTGTCATTCTGGATGCAATCATAGCAGGCATTGCCAGTAGCGGTGCCTCATAAGTTTTCCACATCATTGCAGCATGGGCAGCTAGTGTTGCTTCATTTACAAACATAGCACCTTGCTGTGCTCTTAGAGCAGCTGTAGCAGCTAATACCTTATTTCTAAAATCCCAAGTAGACTTACCTAGCAATAAGAAAGAGCCTATTGCAATTACGGCAGCACCAGCAGCAAGATCGAAAAAGAAGTTAATAAAACTAGAAATACCAGAAATATCAGAGAATTTTCTACCATCAATATCTTTGGCAGCAGCTACAAGCACCCCTGTAAGCGCTGCTACTATTAAGAAACCATTAGTTGATAATGCAGCTGCAATTGCTCTGCTAAACGCACTTCCAGCTCTTGCGCCTGCACTGCTTGCTGCACTTACTGTAGCTGTTGTAATAGTTGTATATAAGCCTTTAAGACCTTCTACAGCTGTTGAACCTAGCTTTTTAATTGTCTCTAATGGTGATGTAAAAATATCTGTCCATCTAAAACCAGTAAAACTCGTTTTAAAAGTCTCTCCTAGTTTTTTAAACCCCTCTCTTAGAGGTCCTAATTTAGCAAGCAAAGGCTCAATAAAAGGTAAGGCAAGAAGAATAGGTTTTAATATTTTAAATACCTTAAAGACAAGTGTAGCTACAGTTAAGAGGGCTGAAAGAACCTGTCCAAAAACCGTAGTTCTATCAATTGCGACATCTACTCCTTCTATAAAATATTTTTCAAATACTACACCAACACCTCCAATAGCAAGCGCTATTGGTAAAAATCTAGATTTAGCAAATACTTTAAGAAACTGCGATAATGCTAGTGTTGCATTTTTAGAACGCTGTATAAAATAATCAAAGGCTACTAGACCTACACCTATTACTGCAACAAGTACATCGGTATACGTTGCAAGAGTATCGCCTACAAGTTGTCCTAGATTTACTATTCCTGTAAAATAAGCATTTATAAGTGAGCCAAAACTTTGAACCAGCTTCATAATCATACTGAACTGATCTAATAATACCTTGCCTACAATAGATCCAAGAGCAACTATATAAGGTATAGAAGCATCATATATATCTGTAAATAAGTTACCTATTTCTGCAAATACAGATCTTAGACTTGTAAAATTAAAAATCTTATAAGGCAATAATGAAAGATCTTTCATTATTTTTGCAAAAGCTGGAAAAGTCGCTTTGAATTCATTTCCTGCAGCTGACATCCACTCTTTTACTTGACTAGCAATAGTAGGTTTATTTACTACTATTTCAGGTTGTGGAACTTCCATTCTAGGTACAGCTGCAAAGCCTTCTTTTCCTTTTATATAGTCAGGGATTTGTTCAGCTTCACTTGCAAATGTAGAGAATGCTGCTAGTAAACCTGTGATTAATAGAATAGTAGGTGCAATTCTTAAAATCAATCCGCCTTTTCCAAACAATGCATATAAGAGCCTACCACCAGATCCTCCAGACGCTGCTAATGCAGTATCGAAAGCTGTCCATTTTGACATCAGTGTAGCAAGCGCAGGTACTTGTGCCCTTATAGTAGCAGCAAAAGAGCCAGCATGTCCTTGTAGGCTTCGCATCATTGCTTCATATTTTACAAAAATACGAGAAGATTGTTGTGGCTGAGTAATAGCACCTGTTCTACCATAGATTAGAGATTCAAATATTCCTTTACCAGTTACAATACCCTCCATCCGACTTACAAACATATCTCTTATTTGATCTACTTTTTCAAATATTGTTTTTGCAACTCTTGCAGATAATGGGCCTTGGTCTCCACCTCTTAGATAGCTAACAAGAAAATTACTAAAAGGCGCCGGTCCGCCCATTAAAAGACCTGTTGCTATTGGCTTTAGTACATGTTCAGCAATTAATTTAGGTACATCATGACCAAACAACATAAAGCCTACAGCAAGACCCCTAGCTACGCTATGGGCAATTGGAGAGTCCTTAAACATTGTATCAAAGGTTCCCAGCATATCTGCCCCTAAGAGCGCTGCTCCAATACTGAAAGATCTTCTAGTAGAGCTAAACATCTCATGCGACATAGTGCCAAGAACACTAGTAAAAGCACCAGTAGCTGTTCTTGTGCCATAGCTTCCCATAAAGAATGACTTAACAGTATGCATTGCGCCTGCTACTTTTGTTAAGGTTGCTGGTAATAGACCTATTTCAGCCAGAGTAGTAAGAATGCTACTGCCAAATAAAAAGGCACCTATCACTCCTAATGGACCTGCTACACCAAGCATTTCAGCTAAATTAAATACAACTTCAGAAACTTTTCCAACAATTGGAAGACCTTCCACAAAGCCTCTAAATATACTCGAACCAATGCTCATTAATGCGCCTGCCAATTGTGGTAGGGCGTATGTATAATTCTTTATTGCATTGACAATCGTTGTACTAGCAAATTCACCAACTCTTTCAGATAAGTCTCCAGCATTTGCAGTATTTGACCAAGCAATAATAAAGTCTTTCCAGCCTCTTACCGCTACTGCACGTAACTGTTTAGATAAAAATTCAGTCACTTTATTTTCAGGGAACATCTCCCCAAGTGCTATTGCAGACACATGGAATGTCATTGGTTTTGCAAATAGCACTGCAAGATTTTTATTAAATATTGATGAGACTTCATCAAAGGCTTTTAGAATACTTGCTTTAAAACTAGAAAAACTAGATGTATCAAGATTAAGATTTGTAAAATTAGTACCAAAAACATCACTAAGATCGGCAACCATACTACCAATAAATTCTTTAGCAACGCCTATAGCTTTTTTAATAGGTTCTAAATTTACACTAAGATCGATACTAGGGATACCTATACTAGTAGCAAATTCGCCTATTTTCTGTTTTACAATAGATAGTTTTTCTAATATATAATCGAGTGCTTCTTTTGGTTTTGTAAATAAAAGTTTCTTACTTACAGCCACAATATTATGGAAGCCGTCTACGATGCTGTCTAGTGCTTTTACAGCAATATGTTTAAAATCTGAAAATTTAAAAGATGATGATGCCATAGATGATGTAATATCACTACTAATGCTATCTTTAAATAAAGATTTTACTTTATCTTTTATAGCACTGAAATCAACATCTAGAGATGTGCCTTCTAGTTTCTTTTTAATAAAATTAAATACTTTTTCAACTTTATCAGTTACTGCAGATACCATTTCTAACTGTTTAAACGAGTCAATAAAGCTACTGACTTTACTATAAACAATACTTGCAGCATCTGTAAGAGTAGATAAAAGAGAAGACAGACCGCTCTGTATTACTGGCAAAAATGTTGTCAATTGCCCTTTAATCTTATCCATAGAAAATAAAGAACCAAGAACGTCTCTGATTTTTACAATAATTTTTTGAAGTGTATTTGAGAATACACTAGCACTTTTAGATAGTATATCAGATGGTAATAGATCTTTTACAAAAGACTTAACTGATGATAGTAGGCTAGTGTTAGAAATATACTTTACAAAATTAGAAATATTTTTCTTTAATCCATCAAAGCTAAAAGAACTACTTAGTTTGCTAAAATCAGTTGATACTAGCATCATAAAAAAGTCTTTTACATTCTCTGCACCAGTTACTAATATTTTGCCAGCCTTATTAACTCCTGTTGCCATTTCTTCAAAGCTTAAAGATACTTTAGGAAGTACTCTACTGCTTGCTGAAATTCTTTCTTCAACAGATTTAAAAGGCTTAATAAAACCTATAAGGGCAGCTTTGATAGCTCCTGCAGCTCTTATCAATACTTCTGGGATACTTTTAAGAACAACTCTTGCTAATATTTCTTTATATTTTTCAAGTTTCTTACTTAAGGGACTAAAACCAAATACACTATTATTAAAGTCGGCTACAAAATCCTCATAAGCTTCTGCTAGATTTTTAAAAAGACGACCTATAGAAGTATCATATAATCCGATAAAACCTTGTATAAAATGAGAAATATGTGCTGTGAAATTTGCAAATAATTTAATTACCTTACCAGGTATAACATTAAATGTTTGATCTATAGAATTGCCTATTGCATAAATATCTTGATTAATAGGATTTACTACACGTTGTACATAAAAATGAAACATTACAAAGAAAGATTTTACAGCGTATCCAAATGCATCAAATACGGCTAATTTCCCTTGTAGAAAGCCTTGCTGGTCTATTGCACGTAAAATAACACCAAGAGTATATAGCTTTGTTCCAAGTTTTGTTATACTCATCATTGCTGCTGATGTAGTCTCAACAAATATTTTATTCATGAATGAGATTATACCTCTAGCATTCAAAAATAACATAAATTGTTTTCCAAATTGCTTAGCAGCAAAATAGAAAGGGTATAGCATAGTTGTTGCTATATCTGCAATTCTTTTAAGATCTTTTGAAGCAAATAAACTATTTAATACGGAGCTTATATCAGTCCCCATATTAAATGCAGAATCTGCTAGTAAACTTAGCTTACCTGAAAGTGCTACTATCCCTCTACTAAGAAAGCCAGACATATTTACTGCTTTATCAAAAGAGTTAAATACATATTTTAATGTCTCTTTTAAACTTTGCATACTCTGCTCTATAGTAATATCCATAGAGCTTACTTTCTTTTGTAAAGCACCAGCTTGCATTATTAGTGCGTTAAATACAAGATCTGATGTAAGCTTGCCTGCATTTGCCATTCTTCTTAAAGTTCCTACAGACACTCCTAAAGAATCTCCAATAGCTTTTGCAATAGGTAAAGCTTGCTCGATAACAGAGTTGAACTCCTCACCTCTTAAAGCACCACTACCTAGTCCTTGCCCTAGTTGCATAACGGCTGCACGATATCCATCAAGATTACCGCCAGCAAGAATAGCACCTGATTGTATTGCTCTTGTCGCTACCAGAACCTTATCCATATCTAGACTAGTTTCTGAAATAGCTGATGAGATCCTAAAGAAAGAGTCAGTAGTATCTGCTAGTGTAGAACGAGTGTCTCTTGCGATTGATGAAACCCCAGAAAATGCGGTATTAAATCTTTCAGTTGCACCTGTTATGGTTTTTATTTTGTTTTCAATATTTGTAAAAGTAGCATCAATGCTTTTGATCGTGGGTAAAATTAAAGCAATACCACCTAAACCTACAATAGACTTAGACATCAAAGAGAAACTAGAGGTAGCCTTTTTAACTTCAGTAGATATATTTGAAACTGTATGATTTAATAGTTGAAGGTCTCTTTGCGCTTTGTCTACCTTAGCTTCTACTGCTATAGCTATTCCTGACATATTTGTCTCCAATAAAAAACCCCTTCAAATTCATGAAGGGGTAAGTTTTAGTTTAGAGCTATAATAGCTCCATTAGGCTTTACATCTTCGTCTGATAGTAAAGTCCTTTCTATAAAATGAGAGGGATGAGTAGCGCTATTGCCATTATTTAATTCAACAATATATTTTGCATTATTCACAATTTTCCCATTTTCATAATGCCATTGATCAGATGCGTCAGGTGTAAAAGTAGCGTCTCTAAGTTTCTCTGTTAGAACATTAGCTTTTAAATCTACTTGTTTCTTGACTTCTGCATCAAATGCTTTCTTGAACGGATTGATTGCTACCATGTAAGAACTCCAATTTTTCGCCACCTTGAGCACTAAATAGTTTATTAAATAGTGCAGAACCTTTTAGGTTATTAGTGTCTACTTGCCCTTCTTTTAGAGGACCACCAGGTCTTCTGTTATATATTGCATCGAGAGAATGGAACAATTCATGAGGCTTGGCTTTTACACCTTGCGATTGAATCATTTTAGCTGCTCTATCATCTGCCCTCCATTCAATAGGACGAGCATCAAAGTAAGATAACCAACCTAAAAATTCATCATATGGCATTTCTCTTGTCATCTGATATATAGGCATACGTAGCTGATATGCTATTTCAAATACAGCTAAGTCATCATTACTTAGTTCGACTTTCCCGCACTTTCAGTGGTCATGCCAGAGAACTTCATAATATCATTTGCTAATTTTGAAAGTTCATCCATCGGAAAGGAATTAAAATCTTCTTCGGTAAGCTCACCACCACCTTCAACAGCTTTGCTAATTACCAATTTAAGAATATCAATTCCTGCGTTTTCATTTTTAGCTTCTTCAACTTCCTTAGCTAATGCTTGGACTTCCATAACATCATCTACTGATAATTTACTGATGATTACTGAATCATCTAAAAATTTAACACTTTTAGTCATTTTACGACCAACTAAGCTTTTAATTCCTTTTACTTCTGACATTTTTGCCACCTTTGGGTTTATATTTAATTGATTCATCTATTTGCACTCGCAGTTGATGAAGATATGATAATGTAGAGAACGCTTCAGTCGTTTTGACAGAATCCTTTTGGAATTCTTTCGTTCTCTCAAATGTTTTATTAATGCTTCGATCAATACATTTTAGCATTTCATGTTTAGTAACACAAATCACATAATCGAAGTCAAAAGGTCTATTCTCATTTTCCATGATAGTCCTATAAGGAAGGGAGAGATCTAAACCTCTCCCTTTGGATACTTAAGCTTGAGTAGCTGTTCCATAATCAATAGTGTATGCACCTACCAAATCTGATTGCATAGCAATTGTGATTTTAGCAGTAGTTGCATCACTTAAAGATGGGGTTACTTCGATAGTCTCAATTTTACCCAAGAAATAGAAACTTGAGTTTTGGACTTCTGCAGTGCCATTAATAGCATTAGTTACTGATTCACCAATAGAGTTTTCATCAGTTGCATTAGCAGTAGCAGATGTTGCACTTCTTAAGCTTGCATTATAGCCTTTTGGTTCTTTATTCAAGAGACTGAATCTCATTAAATAAACTTTACCATCGCCTACTTTAATACTTGAAGCAACAGGAGCAGTATCAATACCACCTTTTAATTCCCCGCCTGCCCACATATTAGGTACATAGTTGACTGTAATTTCCATTGTTGGAGAGTCAGCCTGACCTTGAATTTGTAAAGAATTTTTACGACCATAAATAGGTACGTTCACAATGTTAGCAGGTGTTCCCATTGCAGGAAATTCTTTAACATGTGTCAAACGTACATATGCTTTTGCATCAGCGATCGCCGTACCTACAGAGATTGCACTAGAAGTAGCAGAGCTGAGGTTAGTCTGAAACAAACCACCCCAGCCTACTGTACCTGTAATACTAGACGGTAAGTCTGCTGCACCTGCCCCACCAACACCTAATGGACCATCTTTTAGTTTTGATAATACTTCTAAAAGTTGATCATAGGTAGTAATAGCACTACCTAATACAGTTTTAGTAGAGAATAATGAAATTGAAAGGTCTGAGAAAATAGCAGAACCTAATTGATTAATATGTGCCATTGTACTCTCCTGTTAAGCTACGTAAGTAGCAGTGTCTTGAGTAAACGCACCGTAAATGCTAGATCTAACAGAGATTGTTAGTTTAGCAGTTAATGCATCAGTCAAATTAGGGGTTACTTCTAGAGCTTCAAATTTACCTAAGAAGTAATAGCTTGAATTTTCAACAAGCGATACAACTGAAGCATTACCAGATGCTGCTGCTGCTAATGCGGTTCTATGAAAACCACTATTCCAACCTTTTACATCTTCAGCTAAAACTGTAAATCTAAATAAGTGAATATCACCACCAACTGCAGGATTACCAGCAGTACTGAACAAAGTGTTATTATCCCATTGTGATGGAACATAATTTAATGTAAGTTCTAAAGTAGGTGCATCAGCTTGTGACTGTACTTGTAATGCTAGAGCAGAACCGTATTCAGGAACATTAGTAATGTTAGCTGGAATACCCATTGCAGGGAATTCTTTAACATTAGGAATGCGGAAGAAAGTACCATTAGCTGTACCACCAGTTCCATCAATAGAGAAGAAACCGTTAGCAGCACCAGTAGCACCAAATAATTTAGCAGCTGCAGCAGCAGTTTTAGGGACATCACTAACCGTAGCTGCTGCTTTAGTAACAGCTAAGCTAGTGAACATTGCTGCCCCAATAGATGTAATATGAGCCATTTTGTTTTCCTTAATTAAAACTTTTATAAAAGTTAAATTGAATTGAGTAAGAGCAATGATAGTATGCTGTCTCATTTCCGACAGATCTAAAATTGCTTTGCATGAATTGAGTAGATGCGCTACTCTTACCTGCAAAATATTTATCTAATATATCAGCTATTTCAGTAGCTCTTCTTGGACCCTTTCCTGCTGGAGTAAATATTTCTATAATAATCAAGCCTGAAAGTGAATTAATATTAATTCCCATTCCTGAAGGTATTACATCAACTCTAATAAATTCTTCGAGATTACTAGTAGGGTTATAGTTATTAGGGAATGTAGGAATACCTTCGGCATCCCACTCTTCACCTGCAAATATAGCAAAGATACTATCTTCAACTTCAGTGAATTTACCCATTTCTATAAACCTCTAATAATGTAGTATATCTATTAGACTCTATGACATTACCGATTTTCCAAATCTCATTATTGATACTTACAGTATCATAGAGATTGACATCTACGGCTTTCACTAGAATCTTTAGTCTTTTAAGACCATCTTTTGTTTTATAATCTTTAATTATAAGTAGTTTAGCAGTTACATCTGCCAAAGTAGTTTCAGTAGCCGAAGCAGTACTGAAATCAAAAGAGTTAGACTGTGTTCTACTAAAAGTACTGACAATAGCAAGATCTGACGCTTTATCAAAAGCAGAATTAACAGCCTTTGCTATAGTAGCTTTAAGTCCCATTAGTTTGCTCTCCACCAAGATCTAGAACCACCTCTGAGTAATAAAGGTTTAATTAATCTTCTAACAGTACCTGACATTTTATTGGCAGGAATAATTGTTTGTAGACCGATTTCACCTAATGAAACAGATTTGACTAATCCAGTATCATCTAATAGACCTTCATTGTTAAGCAGGTGATAGGCTAGCTCATAACAAGCGGTTATCACTCTTCTATCAATAAGGACGTCTGCAAGATCAACTGTAATACCTAGTCTAGGATCATTGTACATACCTATTCTAGGATGTGCAAGAGGTTGAGCACTATCTGTAACGCTTCCAATCCAATCGAGATTATCTAAAATAGACGTTGCAGTGACCAATGCCATACTTTTATTAGTATCTGTAGCATCAGACCATGCTGCAACATCTAGTCTATCTTCGAAATATGTATTGGCGTCAGCTACTGATGCATATGAATTAACACCTACAACTAAAGCCATAACAATTCCTTAAGCGTGGAATACAGGTAAGATACCTAATGAAAGTGCTGAATGAGCTTTACGTTCCCAAACACCTTTTGAAGTTGCAATAGTAGCAGCTGAAAGAGTTTTCAATGTACTTCCATCCATTACTGAAGTGTAATCAGTGTTAGATGGGAATGCATCTACTGGACCAGCCCAGTTGTAGCCTGCAGGTGCTAATACATAACCCCAACGATACCAAATGTCAGTTGTACCACCACCTTTATATTTATTAGCATCACGGTAAATTTCAGTTTCATCAGGAACTGACAAACCTTCCATTGCTAATGCACCTGGCAATACAATAAATGATGTTTTAGTACCTGCAACGTCAGCTGCAACTGCACCGCCACCAACTGTACCAGCACCTGTATTGATTTTAGTCAAGTCAGCAGTTGCTAATGATTGGTTAGCACGAGTTACAACTAATCTGAATTTACCACTAAAAATAGTATTGAATTCTACCATACCATCTGTTACAGTAGTTTCATCTACAAAGTTAGCAGAACGGAAAGATGCTAATGTTTCAGGTGAGATTACTAAGTAAGCCCAAGCTGGTTCATAATCTTTGAATGCCATACCAAATGCATTTAAGAAGCCTTCTGCACGAGCAGCACCTTGAATAGCATAGTTAGTACCTGATGAGCCGCCTGATGGTAATACTGGTTTGTTAGCACCTAGGTCTACATAGAAACCGTAACGTTTTTCTTCAGGATCGCTATCAAATGTTTGACCACCCCAACCTGCTGCACCACTACCAGCTGCTGCACCATTCAATAATTCAGATACTGCAACACCTTTTAGTACTGCAAGGATAGCATCATGTTCGTCTTTAGCACGAGTTTCACCAAAGTCACGACCGATTTTAGCTAAGCCATCTTGTTGAGTAACTACTGATTGCATATTAACTTTGTTAGCACCGTGAGTACGAACAGTTTTAATATATGTCAAGTAGTCAGATGCATAACTAGTTTTGTTACCGTCAGCAGCATCTGTTAGTGATGCAACGTTAACTACTGGATTTAATGGTTTGAACCAACGCATTTGACCAATAAAGGTTTCTGTGCTAGTGTCAATTTGTGGGTTAGTTCCTACGATGCCAGTGCTTGATAATTTACGAGCAGTAGTATAAGCTTCGTCAGAGTAAGCACTAATTGCTTCTTGTAATACGAAGTTAGTAGCACCGGCTAGATTTGTTTTTACAGTCATTTGTTATTTCCTTTTAGGCAACGCTTTGCCTTCAGTGATTCTTTTTAATACTTCCTCTTGACTCATCTCGTAGATGCTTTTATATTCGCCAACAGGAGGTGGATTATTGTTTCCGTCAAGACCTCCACCAGAAGATACTTTAGGTTTAAACAAGAATGAATTTTCTTCATTTTCAGAAAATACTTTAACATAGTCTGCTAATGTTGTACCAGACGCATGAACCCACTCACCTTTCTCATTCTGTCTTAATTCAGATATAATAGAGTTATAAGCCATGTTAGATGCGCTATCACTTCTGAAAGTAAATTTACCTAACAGAGTTCTTAAAGATGCATCACGTGCTAGTTCAGTGTTTTGCTTTTCTAATCGAGCTAATTTAGCTCTTTCTTCAGCTAACTGAATCTCATAAGCTTCTTTATGTTTGCCCTCTTCTTGAAGACGTTTAATTTCCTGTTCTTGCTTTTCTTTTTCTAATTCTGCTAACTTGGTCTTAGCTGCATCTCTCTCGACAAATGCATTATCTAACTTCTCTTTAATTGGATTAAGTCTATCTGATATTAACTTTTCCAATTGTTCAGGAGTCATGCTAACACCACTAGTATTTCCCGCAGGTGCAGGAGGTACATTATTAGTGTTATCAGTATTATCTGGATTTGGATTTTCGGTACTCATTTTAAATTCCTTTAGGCACAGCCTATGTTAGTAGCACAGCTATCTAACTGATTAAATTAACCTACACCATAGAAGCCAACATCATTACTGAATTTGCTAGGATCTGGTATAGGTGCTAATATGTCATCTATTTTCAATATATCATTTTCTGTCAGGACTTTCCCACCCACGACAGATTTCCCTGCAACAGGGATAATGCCCTTTTCAATGCCCTCTTTAAGATAAGCATCGTAAAGCTCTTGAGGGAGACCTCTTGCCTTCATCTCATCCAGCGTTTTCACTACTGAACCAGCATTGAGAGCATTTGCATAAAGCTCCCGTAGACCCTTTCTTGCTATAAGCATATCAGCAGCATTGGCAAAGAAAGCATCATGAATCGTTGATGTGGCAATGTTATTATCTCTGCCCCATAAATGAAAGTTTTTAACTAATGTTGCATCATTAGAGTGATTGCCATTAACAGCATAGGCAGTTCTAGCTTTAGTTGCATCGGCAATGTCATTAATATTTCCTGGATCATTTGCCCATTCTTCCCATCCAGTAGATGATGTCTTTTGA